GCTCGCCCATGGCCGTCACGAGCGATCTTGGTGAGAGCGTTCGACTCGGCATGGAGAAGTTCAGGCTTCGTGAGGAGGTTCCCATCGGGACCGTACACTTCGCAGACGTCGTCGTGCCAGCCGGACGGCATCCCGTTGTATCCATCGGAGATGATCTGAGTTCCGACGACCACAAGGGCGCCGACCTGTAGTCGGTTCGCCTTAGATCGCTTGGCCCAGACTTCGGCCATTTGGAGGTACGCTTCGTCAACGTCGATGCGATTTGGGTTGATGGTGATTGGTTCGAGCATGGAATGATTGTATCATCCCTGCCACCCACGATCAACCTGAGTTCAGGTCTCATTCGATGCAGGCTGTGATTTCGAGGTTGTGGATGTAGTAGCTCGTGCCGTACGGATCGAACCGTTCGACCTCGGCCTTCAACTTCACCTCGGCTTCGGACATGCTTTCGGCACAAACGAGCCGAATCATCGGCTTCGGCTTCCGACCGGTCTCGGACATGTAATCGACCTTCTCGCGGTCGAACGTGGCAAGGTACAGGGTCACGATGTGATCTCCAGAAGTTCTTCGGCGACCTTCTCACGGGCTCGTTCAGAGGTCTCGCGGCGGCCGATGTAGTCCTTCGACCCAGCGGCACCGGCGATGATGAAGTGCGTGATCTCGTTCTCGAGCTGCCAGAGCTGCTCGAGCAAGAATGCCTTTCGCTTGCCGAACCCGCGGGCGGCGCGACGAGCGCGATAGAAGTCGATGTGCTCAGCCATCAGATCGCCTTCATCACGGTGCCATCGACGTCGTACACGTCCTTGTACCCGTTCGGGAACCTGTCGGACGGATCGAAGTGCACCACGTACGGGAACCTCGAGCCGCTGTAGAACGAGCTCACGATCGCTTCGCCCAGACCAGCGCCGACCGCTGCAGCGACTTCGGGAGAACCGAGGTTCGACTCGACGTACGCGTTCGTCTGGACACCGTTGTACGCAACGATCTTGCCGTTGCCGTGTCCGTCGTGATACACGAGGGTACCGATGGGAAGCAGGTTTGAGTTCATAGGTTGTACTATAACACAACCTAGGATTTCAGGTGAGGCTAAATTGTAACAGCCTCAGAACTTGTAACGATCACCTGGTGAGGTTCACTGGGAAGGCAGCGACGTTCGCGGCGCCTGCGGTATTGAACATCACGCTCACGGATGTTGGGAACTGCACGATGTTCGACCCAAGTAGAATATCAAAGCCAGACTGCGGCGATGTTGGGAACGCGTTGATCGTTCCGGCGACTGCCACTCCGAAGCCAGTCTGCGCTGATGTCTGGAATGGTGTGACGGTGAATGTCTTCGCTGTGCTCGGCATCGGCGAAAGATTCACTGGGAACGGAACGCCCACCCCTTGAAAAGTGTCAAGCACTGCCTTTTGTGATGCCCAAATGCCGACGATCGCGCCGAGCATTTAGAACGTCCAAGTACTTGGGAACGAGATCCGAATGTTCAGGATGCGGTATGGGTTCCCGATGACGATGCTCGTACTACCCATCTCCAGATCAGCGCCCGACCCAGTGACACCGACTGTGCCAATGAGTTGATGAACGATGCTGTTCGGATTATCAAAGCTGTACGACGGGCGAACCGTCCACCAGAACCAAGTCGCTGTCCCTGAGGCTGTCGCATTCGAGTACACAGTCGAAATGATCGATGGGTTCACGCCGATCTGTGACGGTGAAAAGTCAGCGTTCGACACAGCGAACGTAGCCAGAACATCAGCACTGCGGGCGGCGAATGACGTCAACGTCGAAAAATCAGTTGGTGCCGTGCCCTTCATCAGCGTGATGTACGCTTGCGGAGCACCGTACGTTTGTTGCCCAATCATCAGCAGACCAGAGGTCGATGTAAGGTTGTTCGTAGTTGTGTTCTCGCCGTATCGGAAAACGCGGCCTGGGAGACCGGACATGAAGCCCGCGCTGAGATCAATAGTTGCCATGATGTTCCTTTAGACTGCGCCGACAGATCCGTCGAGGATCACCTTTGATACACCGCCAACGAACACCGGGTCGGCGAATCGAATCACCCCAGAGCCAACGCTGTCGGAGCACGGAACGACCATGAAGCTCGTGCTTGGTAGTGTCCCAGCTGCAACGTTCACCGCAGTAACTGCGGTCGTCCAGAGAATTGCCCAAGACGCTGTTCCTGAGTTCAATGCGACTTGAGTTGGCGGCATTGTGCTGAGCTGCATCATGATGCCATTGCTCGGCTGAGACCAGCCACCTGCGGTGTAGTGCGCCAGGAAGTTCGAGTTCGTTGAAGCGTACGCTCCCCAATTGGCTGTGATTGTTGCCGCCGTTGGTTGTGCGCCGGAGAATACCGAAATCGAACAAGGTGAAACGAATCCAGCAAGGAGCGCACGCCCGATGAACAAGTTCCGCATTGTCGTTGAGAATTGGATTGCCATAGATGTCCTGTTACGGTGCCAAGTTGCCTTCAAGGTCCCACTCATTCGGACCAACTTTGATCAGAGTGATCTTGCCGTGCAGTTTCGTGATGGTGAGAGTGCTCGGTGTATTGATCGTCACGCCAGGGCCTGCAGCGATGATCACATCACCAGCACCGTGTTTACCGAAGAGCACCGTGCCGCCTGGTGGCATTGGCGCATTCGCCGTCACTGTCGTCTTATCCCACCACTCGGCAGTACCTGGGAAGTCGGTATCTGGGGCGACCGTGAACGTGATCGGGGTAGTGACCGTGCATCGGTAATGACTGTGGTGTTGATCAGCCGAGCCGATGATTGTCGGGTAACCAAATCCGACTTCAGCATCGCTGAACGGAATCATCGTCAGCGGACGAGCAGGGATTGGCATCCATTCTGGCGAAGTATCACCATAGGACATCAGCATCTGACCAGCGGCTCCCATTGACCCAAGACCATTGCTCGATGCGCCGAATGTTACTGAACCAGTTGGCTTCAGAACCATCAGCACCTTGGAGCCGCAATAGAACTCAACGTTCCCAGAGCGCCAAGCAAGCGTGGTGAATCCTTCACCACCAGCGGCAGTCTCATATGCACCAGCATGAACAGCAACTGAACCAGCCTTATTGACTGCTGTAGGATTTACTGGGTTGATATTGCCAGCCCAGATGATAACATCACCGGCGTTGCCATCTTCTGCTTGAGAAGCATTCATCGAGATGGAGCCGCCATTGAAAATGCCGACCGCAGTAGCAATATCAACGTTAAAGCCACCACCGCTATTCCCAAGTGTGATAGATGAAGTGCCGATTTCATTACCAAACGCATCTACACCAGTCGCGCCAGTGCCAAGATAGATGTGGCCGCCAGCGATGATGTTCGATACCTTGTTGTACGGGCTGTTCACATTCAACGCACCGTCGATGTTGAACCCACCGAACAGGGTCGATGCATCAACTGGGGTAACCGTCACCGCCGCCGATGATGTGAGACCTGTGCCAGAACCAATCGCCACCTCAGTAGCTGGCAGTGATACGCCACCACCGCCACCACCTGATGGAGCCGCAGCGTTCACCCATGTCGTGCCGTTGTACGTGAGGACTTGCGTTGCTGTCGGTGCCGTGATCACAACATCGTCAAGCGCATCGAGAGTGTGCACGCTTGGTGCTGTGACTGTCAGAACTTCAGAGTTCGTACCGGAGACGGTTGCAGTGAGGCCTGAACCGAACACGACACTTGACGGGACGCTGTTCGGGTACGTTGAACGAAGTGTAGAACCTTCGTAGAAGTTCAAGACAGATGCTGCGGCAGTGTTCGAGATCGTGAGGGTATTCGCGGCATCGTTGTACACGATGCCGATGTTCGCACCAGGAATGATCAGCGCAGAAACGCGATCATCAACCGCTTCGCTGAAATCGGTAACATCAGCGGCAACGTGCGCGTGCGCGACAAATGCCTTCCCATCAAGTGCCGTCTGAAGTCCTGACACGCTCGTGATCGAGTGCGTGTGGTTCACGAATGCCTTGTTGTCCAGTGCGGACTGAAGGTTCGTGACGTCGTTGATCGAGTGGAAGTGACCAACGTCCGACTTCAGGTTCAGGATCGTTTGAAGACTCGTGACCTCAGAGATCAGGTGAACGTGTGCCGACAGCGCGAACGCCGACGGTTGATACAGACTGTCGATCACTGCGCCAGCAGAGTTCAGCGCCGCCAGGTTCCCGTTCGCAGACGGAATGATCTTGTCGACCTTCAGACCGATAGCGGTTTCGATGTTCGTGAGCGTCGTCTGAAGACCAGTCGTGTCAGCGATCACGTGCGTGTGACCAACGTTCGACTTCGACGATTGCAGACCGGTGATCAGCGTTTCGTCAGCAGTCAGACGAGCGTCGAACCCGTCAAGCACGAGTGCCTGCCCAGAGGTCATGTACCCATCGTGCGTCGCATCAGCAGCGTGAATCGAGATTGACGAAACGATCTCGCCGATGCCGTTCACGTTCGTCGTTGTGACGATCGGCGGAACACCAGAGATGATCGAGCCAGCGACTGACACGACTTGTGGAGTCGTCTCCGAGTCAACGTAGAACAGAATCGACTTCGCGCTCTTCACGTACCCGACACGGTACGCTTGAACCGATTGTGGGCGAACGGTTGTGAGTTCACCGTTGAACCCGCTGTACAGCGGCTTCCCGATGTCAGCCGACCAGTCCCACTGATCGTACATCAGTTCACCGGCTTGAGTGATCACGCCGGTCTCGTTCAACGCAAGCGCTGTCTCAACGATGCCGATTGGGTTCTTTGGTGTCACCAATGCTGGGTCAGAGGATGCCAGCGAGACTGAGTCGATGCCACTGAGGTACACGAGACTCATCGGTGGGATCGGTTCGTTAGCACGAACTGGGACGTACGAGTTCACCGGTGCCGAGAGCACGCCAGATGTACCGACGGTCGACTTCAGACGAACGCCAGTGTCTTGCGTCAGGAGCTCGCCAGTCGATGTGCGCAGCGGACGAAGCTGTGAGTCAAGCATCAGGTACCCTGGGCGACCCGGCACGTTCAGCGCGCCAGACGTTCCAGCAGTGTACATCTGGATCTGATTCACGTTCCCGTTCAGGACCACTGCCAGAACGAGGCGTGGAGACGGAACCCACTTCGTGTTATCAGCATTCCGTGCCTTGAACACAGTGACGCCTGGATTCAGATCGAACCACATCTGTCCAGCGAATGGCGCTGATGGTTCAACCATCGAGATCACTGGCTCGTGTGTCGTGATTCCGTACGTCAGCGCGCCAGTGATCACATTCAGCTCGAGGTACAGGTAGCTGTCGGTCCCAGAGACGATTGGACCCCAAGCGGCATGTACCGAGACGTCGAACTTCAGCAGGTAGTCGGAAGACCCGTGCGCGATCGTCGCGATCAGCGGCGTCGGGGTGACGTTGATGTCGATGTACCCGACGGTGCTTGACGCCGAGAGGTACTGCGGGAGCGCTCCAGATTGCTGGAACGAGATCAGCCCTTGGCGAAAGTTCAGGTGCACGGATTACTCCTTCGGTGGCTTCGGATCAGCAACAACAGCAGCAGCTTCCTTGACGGATGTCTCCTTGTACCCGTACTTCGCCGAGACGTACTTCGAGTACCCTTCGACTGCGCCAACGTACGTGAGGTACAGACCGAACAGGGCTTCAGTGAGGCCGCCGGTCAGCGTGAGCTTGATCATGATCCAGGTTGCAGTGATCCCGCCGATCAGCTGAAGGATCTTCGTGAGCGAAACGGACTTCCCATCCTTCGTGATCATGTCGGCGAAGTCGAGCTTCTCGGCCTTGTGAATCCGATAGAACAGGAACAGGATGCCGAAGAGCACGATCATGATCCCGATAGACGGGATGTTCACTTGGAAGCCGAAGATGTCCAGGACGGCGGCCTGTGAGTGCACAGCGGCAGCAGCCGACGATGCAGATGAGAGGACTGGGGTGGCTGCTTCTGCCATGTGAATCTCCGATAGGTTGTCCTCCTATTTATGGAACCGGTCCACAGAACGCCCGAAAGGGTCCCTAGGGACCCTTCCTTATTCAGCACCTAATGCTGTATTCTGCGCGATTATGCGGCGTGCAGTGTCTGCTTCAGTTCTTGAAAGCCACCGATCAGGGTGTCGTCACGGAAGATCTGCGGAACGGTGCGAACACCTGGGATCTTCGCGAGCAGCTCGTCACGACTGATGTACTTCTGATTCGGGTCCTTCGGCTGACCGACGTCGATATTCACGACGTCGTACTGAAGTCCCTTTGATTCGAGAAGTGCCTTCGCGTGATCGCAAAATGGGCAGGCTGGTTTCGAGTACACGATAAACATTTCAATGCTCCTCCATTGGTCCGAATGACCTCTCGTACGAGATGTACTCGAGGACTAGTTTCTTCTGCTCATCGGTCATCTCGGACCAACTCGCAATCTCATCAAGGGTTCGAAGACAGCCCTTGCAGATGCCGTCTGCCATTCGACAGACTTGAATGCAAGGGCTTTCGACCATCAGATCTCGCAGCCACCGGCCGTGCAGGCCAGGGTCTGTGCGCCTTCGACGTTGTCGTCGATCTCAACGATCGAGTCCCAGTCGAGGTTCGCTGGGATCTTCGCGAGCAGTTCTGAGTACTGCTTCTCGGTGCAATCCTCGTACGGGGCTTGGCGGTACGAACCACCGTCGTACGGCAGGAACGAGACACCGGACATCTCGTCGAAGTGGTTCCAAACGAACGCTCCGACCTCTGGCCATTCCTTCTCGGTCACAGAGATCGTGACGGAAGGCTTGTGCTCGCAGTAGTGCCGTTGGAACATCAGCCAGAGCTTCAAGTGCTGAATCGCGGTGAGGTCCTTGCGAAGCAGAGCACCGTGTGGTGCCTTCTTCGGGAACGTGAACACGGTCGTCGAATGCGGCTTCGTGACGTCTGGCTCGTGCGGAACACCAGCATCGATCATGAACTGCGTGAGCGGGTCCTTGTTGTCAGCACGAATGCGACGGTAGTAGAACTCGGCGTGACGAGCGTGCAGGCCAGAGGCGGTGTCACAGAGCTGCGACACGGTGCCGGACGGCTTGATCGCGGTGACGGCTGCCGCTTGCGGAATGCCGAACTCTTCAGCCAGAACACGGTTCACGTCGACGGCGTACGCCTTCAGCTCCTCGAGGATCGCCGGTGTCTCGGTGTTCTCCGGATCCGTGAACATCGCGTTGTCCAGAACACCAGTCATCGAGACGCCGAGCAGGCGTTCAGCTTCGGTGTTGTCACGCCAGATCTTCCGCAGGTACGGGAAGTGCGTGAGGGTCGATTGGAACGTGCCGAGAATCGACGCGAGGCGCATCTTGCGCTTCAGCGACTCGACGGTGTCTTCCGCGCGAACAATCACCTCGGTCAGGTTGCAGAACTGGTACGGACGAAGGATGATCTCGGAGCACGGGTTCGTGCCGAACTCGAAGTTCGGGTCGCGACGACCGTTCTTCTTCACGACCTTGATCGCGGCTTCACGGTTGAAGATCCCACGTTCACCGGACTTCGACTCGTACAGCGAGAGCCATTCACGCATGAACACACCAACGTCTGGTGTCTCTGTGTAGCACGCCGAGTTGTTCGCCAGAGCACGTTGACCTTGCGTCTCCCACCAAGCGCCAGCCTTCGCGTGTCGCATCCGGTCGTCGGAGAGGTTGCTCAGCGAGATCATTGCCGAGCGACGAACGCCACCGACAACAACGACTTCGCCGATCTTGCACATGATGTCATGGCACTCGAGCGAGTTCAGCTTCCGACCTTGAGCGTTCTTGAACGTGCGAACCACGAACTCGAACAACGCAATCAGCGGACCAGGACCCGAAGCACGGCCGCCGAACGTCTTCAGACGAGCGCCAGCCGGACGAACCTTGTCGGTGTTCCACTGAGCGGCTTCGCCGGAGTACAGCAGCGAGATCAGCTGACGAAGAGCCTTCGCCCAGCCTTCCTTTGAGTCGGACACGACGATCGTGGTCTCGCTGTCGTAGATCCGTTCTGGGATCTCCGGAAGCTTGTTCACGTACTGACGCTCGACGGAGAACCCGACGCCAGTCCCGCACAGCAGGATGTACATCGCTTCGTCGAACGACTTGATGTCATCGACCGGCAGGTACGAGCAGTTGTACCCCGACGTGTTGTCGCGTTGAAGCGCCTTGCCAGAAGTCATCAATGCCCGCATCGACGGCATCACTTCGCGATTCACGATCGCCTGCTCGAGCTCGGTGTACAGGTCAGCTGGGATCTTGTACGAGTGCTTCGACTCGAGGTGTGCTGCCATGTTCGACATGTACCGGCCGACGGTCTCGGACCAGTTCTCGCGACGCTTCGCGGCATCGAGGTACCGAGCGTATCGTGACTTCGCAATGTACGTTTCGTACAGCATTGGGTTGGGCTCCTGAACGGGAAGTGGTTGTTTGGTTGAAATGATCATATGCCTATTGTACTGAGATGTTACGATTGCCGTAACCGGAAAGGAGGATCGCGCTCTCGAACGCAAAATGGCCCCTTTACGGGGCCGTAGAACATTCGAGTGCTTACTCGAAAGAGCGGGTTGTGTCGAGGACGAATGTCCTCATTTCGTTGATCCGACGGAGCCAGCCGTTCAGGTACTTCGCCTGTGTTGGCTTGTTCGTCACGATGTCACGATAGAACTGAGCACGGAGGTCACAGACCTTCCCGCAAGTCTCGAGTTCATGGGCGACAGCGACCTTCGCCAGCGTTGCTGGGCCAACGGCGCCATCTGGGGTCGTGTTCACTGCCATCTGCAGGAACATCCCTGCCTTCTTGATGCCGTGGTTCACACAGCCATCGAAGTGAAGAACTGCAAGGCGGGCCGGCATGTGATCGCATGAACCACCAAGCCAGTACCGCTTGTAGTACACTTCCTTCGCGCCGTCCCACGTCAGAGCCTTGATGTCAAGGTCCATGTTCGCGTTCTTCGCCACACCGAACTTCGTTTCGCCACCAGCATCATCTGGGTCATTGCCGTACCCCGTAGCCTTCTTTTGGGCCGGAGTTTCACAAGCGCCAGTCTGAACTTCGGGCGTGACCTTCCAGAATCCACCAACCTCGTACAACATTGCGTGGTCAACTGCTGCCTCAAAGGCCTTCGTGTACGTGGTCATGATCGGTGTCTCCTGCTTGTTCGGTACAGCTATTTAGCAGGAGACTATCCAAGAATATCGCCGATCGCCTTGCCACCAATCCAGCGGTACAAATCGTGCGGTCCGATAACGATTCCGTAGAAGATCGAGCGGCCGTGCGAGAGCTCTGGCCCAGTCGGATGAATCATCGCTGAACCCTTCGGGATCTCGGGCGCGATGCAGGCTGACTTCTTCTTGAAGTCGAGCACCGTAACCTTGCCAGTCACGAGCTTGCTGTCATCAGGTGAAAACAGCAGGACGTCTTGGTCGAACGAAGCGCACTGCGCGAGCGGCACCATGTCGATCGTGTACGTCTCCTTGTCGACGATCATGATCATCCACGAGGCTGGCAGATCGATCTCAAGGTTCTGAACGCGAATGCGAATCGTCTGGCCAACGATCTCTTCGAGGTACGAAGCCTCTTCGAGCTTGAAGTCCATCATGTGCCCGCTGAACGTCCAGAAGTGAGACACGCCCATGGGCGCGGTGAATGAGTCGATGATGTACGGACGATTGACTTCTGAGAGGATTTGCATTTAGGCTCCGTCGCGGACGAGGTTGATTGAGAGGAGACGGAAGTCGGTGACGGTGGTCGTTCCATCTTCGTTGTCTTCGAGCTTCCCGATGCCAGCCATTCTGAACTGGCGGGATGGCTCTGCTTCGAGAACCTTCTGCATGATGCGCCCTTGCGGTGTGTCAAGGATCATGACCTTGCCGAGGACCTTCCCGTCCTCGGTGATGTGCAAGTCGGAAACGGTGTGCGAGACTCGCGAGAGATCGACCTCAACGCCAGCTGGCATTCCGACTGAGCCGAACACACGTGCTGGGTTCGACTTTCGTTCGATCTCACGGATCATCTGTTCGAGGACAGCCCGTGGGTACACGCGACCGTTTCTGTTCGGCACGTCGGCTTCGACGATCACGCCGGATTCAATGAGCTTCATTTCATGTCTTTCAACAGTGTTGTAACTTCCATCATACCGGGCATACAAACATTGACGCGATGCACAATGATCTCCATCTCTGGCGTAGTTTTTCCGTCGCCAACAGTCCCGTCAATGACAGCTTTGCGGACAGCTTCAAGATCGTCTTTGGCGGCTTGCGCCAAGTTGATTAGTCTTGATGCAACTGTCGCTTGCATAATGAAACGCGATACTTCGTTCGCCTGTACTTGAGTGATCTTCTTCTCGGCAAGAGCTTTAGCTAGCGATTGATAATTAGCTCGCTCTTGACCCTGAAGGTCTTCTTCTGCTTTTATGCCACGCCAAGATTGAAGCGCCACACATTCACTGAGTTTAGATGACAGGAGCTTGTAGGTATCATATGAGATACCTTGAGCCGATGCGGTACCACAACAGAGCGCTACAAGCAAAAAGAGATTCTTCATACCTTCACCTTCACAGTCTTTGAGATCGGGTACCCTGCTTCGGTGTAGAACTTCTTCCGCTCGCGGTAATGCTTCATCGACCACTTCAAGTTGCTGTGGATGTCAACACAATGAACGCGATCCTTGTCGTGCCCAAGTCGAAGACCTCGCCCAATCGACTGAATACACTTCACGAACGACTTACCCATGTCGATCATGATTTCGCAGAAGATTCTGTCGATACTGATGCCCGTGGATGCGATCCCTGAAGTAGCGATCACGATCAGATCATCGCGCTTCTCGAACATCGAGTACCACTCAGCACGAACGTCGTTCTCGTCGGCGCCGTGCAGGAACACGGAGTCCTTGATGAGCTTCTGAAGCTGCTTCCCTTGCTTGATCGAGTTCACGAGCACGAGGGTGTTCCCGTACGTCTGCGCCTTCGAGATGATCAGGTCAGCGATCAGATCAAGGCGTTTCGGCGACTTCGCAAGGAACGTCTTCTCGGACGCGTAATCAGGGAACTCCTCGTCGATCTCGTCGTCGATGATCTGAATCGGTTCGATCTCGAGCTCGGCGAGGTACCCCATGCGCATCAGATCGGCAGCGCTGATCTTGTACAGCACTTCGCCAAGCGAACCACGAAGGGTCATCTGATCGAGCTTCGGCTTCGGCATCGTGCCGGTGAAGCCCCAACGGTACGGGATGTTCCGACCGTGCACGTTCACGAGTTCGCCGATCGTCTTCGCGGTGGCGCCGTGTGCCTCGTCGATGATCACTGCGTCGAAGTCCTCGACAACACGTGGGTTGTTCTGAAGCGCTTGCCAAGTCGCGACCACAGTCATGTGGTGCACATCCTTCTTGTCGCCGCTGTAAATCCCGACGTCAAGTTGACCGAGTCGGAACGTGGCGGCAGTCTGCGACACGAGGTCCGATGACGGCACGATCACAATGACTCGACGCTCCTCAGCGTTCAGGACTGACGCGAGACCAGCGACCATCCAAGTCTTCCCTGAACCGGTGGCAGCCTCAACGAACCCAGTCGTAGCAGTCAAAGCCGCGTTCACGGCATCAACTTGGTACGGCCTGAGTACTACCTTCAGGGCCATGTCAGGGACGCGCTGGAACCACTCGGAATCGATTCGGGTCGTGATCAGGGAAGCGGATTTCCGATCGTCTTCGAGCACGATTTCATAGCCCCAACCTTCCAGGTACGGCATGATCTCGTCCAACAGGCGCCAGTAAACCTTGCCGGTCTTCTCGAAGAACTTGATCTTCCCGTCCCAACGGCCGAGCTTGTACGCTGGCATGAAGAACGCGCCCTCAACGGCGACCGCGAACTTGTGTTCTAGGAACTCTTGATCCTGAGGTTCAAGTCCAGTGACTTGACAGTACACCTCATCGTGGATGCGGATGTACGCCTTCTTGGTCATACGGCCGAGAACCGAAAGTGACGCTCGAGACTGTGCTTCTTCACGTACATGTACGGCGAGAACGCGAGCGGAGAAGCTGTTGACGATTGCAGAAGCATCATCAGTTGCAGGGCTTCGTGAGCACCGATCGTGCCCTCTGGCTTCAGCTCCATCTTGATCATCTGGCCGGAGTCGTCACGGCAGTTCCATTCGATCGACGGGAGATCAGCCGTCTGCTTCTGTTCTGGCATCGAGAGGGTGATCCCTTGACCAGCAGTGAACGTGTACGTCGAACCGCCTGGCGAGAGTTGGCCAACCATGTTCCCAATGGCGCCGGCGCCAGTTGCGTTCACGTACCCACCTGAGACGATGCCCTGACCACCGCCGTTGTACCCACGGTTCGATGGCGAGTTCCCGTTCGCGCCGATGTTCAGATCGACGTCAACAGCCGCGAACCCATGCTTCCGGTACGGCACGTGGAACAAGGAACCGCGGATGTCCTTGTACGCGATGTCAACGACGAGCTCGTTCGACTCGATCACGCTGTTCGGGTTGTTCGAGGCGTCGCACACGACCTTGTAGTCTTGAATGTGGCGGTGATCCATCAGGCCCTGCATCACACCGTTCAGGTGCGAGCGAACGCTCATGCGAGTGAGATCATCGTTCGATTGGAAGTGGATCCCGTCGAACAGGCTGCCGATCTCGTCGTTCAGGTGCTCGACGAGCGATTGGCTGGTCTTCATTCGTTCTTCCTGTTCTGCGGTGTTCATGGCGTCGACCATCCAATCGACTTCCTTCTGGGCTGCTTCTCGATCTTCCTTGCGAATCGCGTACTCTGCACGCATACACATCGCTTCGAAGTACGAGCAGTCCTCTGGGAACGTCTCTGCGACTGTGAAGTTATCGCCGATGCCAAGCTGGGTCATCATGTTCAGTGTGGCCATTAGATGATGATGTCGCCGAGTTCGGCAACCCTTAGTTTCGTGATGTGTCCGATCATCCAACCCATCTGCTTGAACGCTTCGACGATTGCGTCGAGCTTCCCGTACAGCAACGTTGCTTCGATGATCAGCTGGTTCGTCTCAACGATGTCCTTCTCGCCGCCAATCAGAATGCGCTGATCGGTTGCGGACAGAGCGCGTTGTCCCTTGTTGTAGTTCTTCAGGAGGATCGCCTCCTGCTTGCCCTTGTAGTTCTCGAGCCACTTCATCAGCTGCTTCATCTCTTGAGCCTTCAGGTCGTAGTGACCTTGGTGCTTCGGGAGATCACGAGCCAGAAGTTCCAGACGGATGCCCTCGATGTCGAACAACGGTTCGGCCTTCGCGATCTCGAGCTCAACGGCATCGAAGATCTCTGGGAGTTGTTCTCCCAGCTTGCTTTCATCGAGAGTGAATAGGAAACTCATGTGCGGTTCGTGATGATGAACTCGTCATCGATTACATCGACGGTTCGTCCAGACAAGTGGCTGACCGAAGTCAGATCAGCAATGATCCACGGATCAGAACTGATTGTAACATCGAATGACAGCGGTTCTGCATTCGGAACGAGGTCGACGTGGAACCCCTGATCCAACGACCCGTGCGTGCTGAACTTGAAAGGTCCGTCGGGCGAAATGTGGGCGATCCTTGCGATCGCGATCTCAGTGATGTGCATAGACGACGATGGGGCCGAAGCCCCATCTCGATCAGTTCAGTCCGATTACTCGGCGTCGGCAGCGTCGGCCTTCGTCTTCGGGACGAGGGTGAACTCTTCGATCGCAGCGCGAACTGCCTTGGTGAGCTTCGCGGTGGAAGTGAACACTTCGGTGCGACCTTCGTCGTTGTCACCTGGGGTGTTCAGAACGTACCCGCCGTTCACGCATTGGATCACGATTGTGGATTCTTGTGCCATTGATTACTCCTTCTTGCCGCGCTTCTTGAGCACGAGTGTTGATGTTGGAACTTCGTCTTGATCGACAACGGCGTCGATCGCGTCTTCGGTGACTTCGGCTTCTGGCCCACCGCGAACCAGGATCGGCTTGCACTTCGGGTGCTGGAGGATCTTCTCGGCGAGTTCCTTCGTGAGCTCACTCTCCTTGAACGCGAGCTTCTCGCCGTTCACTTCGGTGACCCACTTCAGCTTCTCACCAGCTGCCGTACCCTTGGCGATCACGCCGTCGGCTTCGAGGAGCTCGACCAACCCAGAGAACGGTGACATCCCCTTGTTGTACGGCACTTCGAGTTCGACCTTCGTACCGAGCTTCGCGAACCGTGACTTGTACGTCTCGAATCGCATCCGAACGCCGGTGACTTCACCTTCGTCCTTGAGCTTCAGCTTCGTCACGATCCCGATGATCGACAGCGAGAACTTCACGGAGTTCGTGATAGCCCAAGCACCGTCACCGAGCATGATGTCCG